TGTTTGCTTGATGGGTCACAAAGACTCTATGGTTTTGGTTGAGCAAGTGGGCATCCGTTCACAAACTCAGTACAAACAAGAGTACTTGGGTACGCTGTTCACTTCGGACACGCTTTATGGTGTGAAGGCTCTCCGCACTTCTACCACTGGCACTGACCCGAATGCCGCATCCATGTTTGCCTTGGTTGTGCCTTCCTAATTGCAGTTGCGCCCCCTGCCCTAGTGGTGGGGGGACTTTTTTAACCTAATTAGGAGAAATCAAAATGGCAGCAGCAACCGCAGTCGTTTCCCGCCGTGGTAACGATCAATTTCGTGGCCTGTTTTCAGACACTTGGGATGTTTCCTGTACTTTAGATAGCGCCTCAATCGCTACTACTGCTACGGCAACTGACACAGTGGCTGTTCCAGGCGTTGTTTTGGGTGACATGGTTCTTGGTATGTCAATTGGTGTGAGTGAAGCAGGTTTGGTTCGCCGAGCCTATGTTTCAGCCGCTGACACAGTGACTATCGTTACCTATAACCCAACAGCAGGTTCTATTAACTTAGACTCAACCACAATGCAACTTGTGATTGGTCGGGCAGTGCTTTGAGAATAGGGGGGTTCGTCCCCCCTTTCTTGTTTTGGAGTTAATCAATGGCAACTTTTCGCTGTCTTCAGTCTGGTAACACAGTTAGTTTTACCTTGCAACATGACATTGACTCAATGAAGGGTCATCAAGGTTATGTTCGTATTGATGAGCAAGAAAAGCAACCCGATGGGTATGATGCCAATGCCGTGAGAACAGATACTGCTTTCACACCGCCAGTTGTACGGCGCATGGGTCGCCCAAGGAAAGTTGCAAATGTCTGATATAGACGCTAGAGATTTTGGAAAACTGGAGGCCCAAGTCGAGGCTCTCCAGAATGAAGTTCACACTTTGAGTAAAGATGTGAAGGCTTTGCTTGAGTTAGCAAACAAGGGTAAAGGTGGATTTTGGATGGGAATGACTATCGCTTCATTCATGGGCGGTATCGTTACCTTTATTGTTGATCGTATCTGGAAATAAGGAGAACGCTATGCCTATGGTCGGAAAAAAGAAGTTTCCCTACTCTGAAAAAGGTGAGAAAGAAGCCAAAGAGTATGGCAAGAAAAAGGGTGTCCCTGTGACTGTCATGATTGCTATTGGGAAGCCTAAGATGCTCCCTAAAAAGGGTCAGCGTACTGCAACCAACATGATGAAGAAATCTTCAAGAGGTAAATAATGTCATCTTTAACTGCTCCCATCACCCTTTTAAGTGCTGTTACAGCAACTGGCGCATCAAAAGCTGTGCAAGCTGATGCTGGTCAACCTGCATTCTTGCAAGTTTCTGGTATCACCAGTGCAACTGTTGCCTTACAAGGTAGCCTAGATGGAACAACTTACGCAACTATTGGCACTGCATTGACTGCTGATGGCATCGTAACCATTGCCAATGCTCCCAAGTATTTGAGAGCAAATTGCACTGTTTATGTCTCTGGAACCATCACGGCTAAGATTCTTTACTAAGGAATTGCTATGAAAATGACCAAAGCGGCTAAAAAGGTTGGGAAAGTCATGCGTGAGTACAAGGAAGGCACTTTGCATTTAGGTTCTAAAAAGGGGCCGGAAGTTACTTCTCGTAAGCAAGCTATTGCAATTGCCTTGTCTGAAGCTGGCATGGCAAAACCTAGAAAGAAGAAGAAATGAAGCCTGGACTTTATGCCAACATCAATGCCAAACAAGCCCGTATCAAGGCTGGTTCTGGTGAGAAGATGCGTAAGGTAGGGGCCAAGGGTGCGCCTACTGCCGCTGACTTTAAACAAGCTGCAAAGACTGCAAAGAAGGTTAAAAAGGTGAAGTAGATGAAATCTCCTGTTTGGCAGACAAAAGCTGGTCAAAATGCAAAAGGCGGCTTGAATGCCAAGGGCAGATCATCTTATAATGCGGCAACTGGTGGGAACCTAAAACCTCCCGTCAAATCAGGGGATAATCCCCGTAGAGCAAGTTTCTTGGCTCGAATGGGCAACATGGATGGCCCTGAGTTCAAGAATGGTGAACCAACGAGACTGCTTCTTTCGCTAAAAGCATGGGGTGCTAACTCCAAGGCTGACGCAAAGGCAAAAGCTAAAGCTATATCCGCAAGGAACAAGGCAAAAGCGAAATGAGGCAACCCAATGACATTACTTGAACTGGTCAACGATGTATTGATTCGTTTGCGTGAGCCTGTTGTAACCACTTACAACGAAACCTCATATTCCACCCTGATTGCCAAGTTCGTCAATGACACCAAGCGTCAAGTTGAAGATGCCTTTGGTTGGAATGCACTTGGTCAAACAGTCACCATTAGCACTGTTGCTGGTACTTATCAGTATGGCTTAACTGGTGCTGGACAGAAGTTCCAGGTTCTTGATGCTATCAATGCAACGAGCAACATTGGACTCAAAAACACCACTTTTGTGGACATGAATCGTAAGCAGAACTTCTCTGTGGTTATGACGGGCATTCCAAGTGAATACAACTTTGATGGTGTAGATACAAGTTACAACACCAAGGTAACGCTGTATCCAAGGCCAGATGGTGTGTATAGCATCATGTTTGCTCTAGCAGTTCCGCAAGCTGCATTGGCGGCAGATAGTACTGTCATTCTTGTTCCTGATGTAGTTGTTGCTCAAGGCGCTTATGCAAGGGCATTGGTTGAGCGTGGTGAAGATGGTGGGCTGTCTTCATCTGAGGCGTACACACTGTTTCGATCCATGTTGTCGGATTACATTGCCTTGGAGGGCAGTCGTTATCCTGAGAACCAAGAGTTTGTTCCGCAATGACACAGCAAATCCAGACCTTTTCTGTCTCAGCCCCAGGCTTTTATGGGCTGAACACACAGGACTCTCCGCTTGATTTAGCGGCTGGATACGCTGCGATTGCCACAAACTGCGTGATTGACCAGTATGGTCGCATTGGCTCTCGCAAGGGTTGGTCAAGGGTAAATACATCCTCTGGCAACTTGGGGGCTAACAATGTTGGTGTCATCCATGAGTTAGTGCAGACTGATGGCACTTTGACTGTTTTATTCGCTGGAAACAACAAGCTGTTTAAACTCAGTGGCACAAGTGTTGTTGAGTTGACCTATGGGGGGGGAGGTACTGCCCCAACAATTACCGCAAGTAATTGGCAGTGTGCCTCCTTGAATGGAATCACCTATTTCTTCCAGACAGGACATGATGCTCTTGTTTATGACCCTGCTGTCAGCACCACCACATTCAAGCGTGTAACTGAGAAAACTGGTTATGTAGCGACTGTCCCACAAGCTAACATTGCTATCTCTGCTTATGGTCGTTTATGGGTGGCTAACACCACTGCTGACAATGTAACTGTCTATTTCTCTGACTTACTGGCTGGTCATGTCTGGTCAACAGGCACATCTGGCAGCTTGGATATTTCTAGAGTTTGGCCCAATGGTTCAGATGAAATCACTGGTTTGGCGGCTCACAACGGGTTCTTGTTGATCTTTGGTAAGCGTCAAATCCTGATTTATGCAGGTGCAACTACGCCATCAAGCATGACCTTGAGTGACGCTGTGAGCAACATTGGTTGCATTGCTAGGGACTCTATTGCCAACACAGGCAGTGATGTGATCTTCCTATCAAACAGTGGAATTCGGTCGTTCCTGAGAACCATTCAGGAGAAGTCTGCACCTTTGCGTGACTTGTCTAAGAATGTGCGTGATGACTTGATGACGATTGTGAATGCTGAGACATTGGCAAACATCAAGGCAGTCTATTCAGAGTCAAATGCCTTCTACCTGATTAACTTCCCAACTGCCACCCAGACCTACTGCTTTGACACCAAGGCGGCTTTGCAAGATGGTTCTTCACGGGTAACTGTGTGGGATTCCATCACACCAACTGCTTTCCTTGCTAAACGCAATGGAGACTTGTTGATTGGCAAGAATGGTTATGTGGGCAAGTATGGAACCTATCTTGACCATGCAAGCACATACCGATTGCAGTATTTCACCACCTATGCTGACTTGGGACAAGCCAATGTCACATCCATTCTGAAGCGCATTTCTGTGGTGGTGATTGGTGGTTCAAACCAAGGCTTCATCATCAAGTGGGGATATGACTTCTCTGGTCAGTATTACTCCACCACATTGCAAATTCCTCAGTCTACTGTGTCTGAATATGGGACTGCTGAATATGGGGCAAATGGTGTTCCTGTTGCCTACTACTCAGATGGCATTTCTTTGCAGACTTTGGTTGGTCAAACATCAGGTTCTGGCAAGACTGTGCAGACGGGTTATGAAGTGCAGATCAATGGTTATCCTGTGAGCATTCAAAAGATTGAGATACAAGCCAAGAACGGCAAACTGGTTTAAGGAAGAAACATGGCAAATTACACCAAAACCACCAACTTTGCGGCTAAAGATGCTTTG